GTACCACCACCATTACCTGATACTACCCTTAGTGTTTTATCATTTTGTGATGTAACTTTAGTCCAACCTGTAGGAGCGGCTGATTGAAAGAACACCATGACAGAACCATTAGGTATGTAATCTTCACCTTCAGGCACTTCTGCCCAAGTTAATCCACCGTTGTTACCTGATTGTTTCTGCAAGAAAAAACCATTAGTACCAGCATTTGATATATAAAGATTGTCTTCGTCTACTGATTGACTAGACATATGAGCTAAGTCAATACTTCCATCTACATAAGCCTGAGAGTCCACAGAATTCGCCGCCATCTTAGCTTCCGTTACAGAATCTGAGGCTAGGTGTTCTGCATCAATACTACCTGCCGCATAATGTTCACTATTTATAACATTGTCACCAATCTTAGCTGCTGTTACTGCATCTGCTGCTATCTTAGCTGTTGTTACTGCATTACTTGCTAAGGCTGTAGCATCTACTGAACCAGCTGCATAGTGTTCTGCATCTATACTGTCTGCTGCTATATGTTCTGAATTAATTGCATCGTTAGCAATCTTTGTACCATCAATAATATCTGCCGCTAGGTGAACTCTGTCAATTGAGCCATCAACGTATTGGGCAGAATCCACGGAATTTGCACTCATATGTATTACGTCAATACTTCCATCAACATATTGAGGACTGTCTACACTATTCACACTCATGTGTGATAAGTCCACACTTCCATCAACAAGCTCAGAAGAGTCTACAGAATTTGCTCCCATAGCCGCCGCATCAACTGCACCAGCCGCAAAATGTGCTGTGTCAATTGAGCCATCAACATATTGGTCAGAGTCGATTGAGTTTACTGCCATACGAGCATTTGTCACCCAATCATTGGCTGTGATAACGCCAAGCTGAGTCTGAACTGCACTTGTTACGCCATCCATGTATCCAATTTCAGTTGCTGTTAATGTTGCTGGTATGCCATCTAGAGCATTAAGCTCTGCGGCTGTTGATGTAACTGCTGTACCACCAACCTTCCATTGACTCGCAGTCAGGTTAGGTTTAATTGCGGTAGTGCCATCCAGTAAATCATCAATTGTATCTAAATCAGTATTTAGTTTAGTTCCCCAAGTATCCGCAGAAGCACCAACTTCAGGTTTTACAAGGGAGAAAGTAGTAGTAGTTGTATCTGCCATGCGTTTACTCCGTTAAATTAAAATGTTCCTTTCCATACTCTTAGCTTATCAAAATCTCCACTAAGTAATTTTTTGCGTACAATCTCTTTACGAGCATTCATATCACTCCATTTAATTCCAGCCTCTTTACACCATTCTTGCATTATGTGCATAGGAATAGAACCAACAAAACGATTTTCCCCAGTCATACCATGTCCTGTTTCACGTATATCGTCAACGCGGTCTAGGTATCTCTGATTATCGTGTGTACTCTCAATAATAATCTTACCGTTTTTATTATCAAAATGTACTTGTTCTTTTGTTTTCATATTTTACCCTTTATAAGTGTGGGAAGTTAAGGAGGACTCCCCACACCGATAGTTTACCTCAGATTACGAAGTTGTACAATCAGCAACTAAGCCTGATGCCGCTTCATTCTTTGAGACTAACGTTAGCTCTGTCAAAACTTGACGAGTAGTGTTATCACCAGTCTTAGCAAGTTCTGTGTTCTTAGTAGGTCGTAGTACCGCTACTTCAAACATATCATTATCAAGTATGTAAACATCTCTGCTTGCAACTTCACGATGAGGAGTAAATTCAACTGTTCCCCACGGAGTTACATATACATCCAATGATTTAATTACCTTTTGGTCACCAGCTTGTACTGTTGAACGTTGGTTATTATTACCAGCAAAACCTAGAGCAAGGTTCATTTGGAAAGATGACAAGTAAACTGTATCAGCTTTACCACCAGCTACCCAAATAGACTGCATTACAGTATCAAAGTCAGCTTGAGTAAACGCTGTCTGAGTACCGTTAGTTCTTGCAGTTGCACCCGGAACAGAACCAGTAGGGTTAGCACCACCTGAACCACCAATGTTTGCAACATTAGATGAGATGTATGCACCTAGACCAGCTAGTTCACGTGCCGCAGTAGCTGAACCAGCAACATAGGCATTGTTTGCAAATAAAGCTTTTTCAATGTCAAGCTTTTGCTCTTTAGCAATTTTTAGCACTTGGTATGCCATCTCAGCAGAACGACCAGCTTTGTCTAGTCCTTCGTCTGTATCAGGAATAACTACTGCATTCTTAAAGATTTGCGTGTAGTTACCAAGGCGAACAGTAGCAACTCTAGCTTCAGCAGTTGTAGCGTCTCCTTCAATATGAGCGTTAGCGGCTGATGCACGTAGTGCGTCTGTCTGCCACTCATGGTAAGTGTTACTTGCTTTAGTTTTTTTAAGCGATGAGTATAAAGGAGTTTCTTCAGGACTTATGTCATGAATAACATTAGATAAATCTTCTCTAATACCTTTAACGTCATAGCTGTCGAACGTATTACTTGGCTGTGCCATAATATATCTCCACTATGTATTTAAAATTAGGTTCATTGCATCTTCAATAGAGCCTGAACCCTTGAGTTTTGCCTTTTGGCGTTCACGAATTTTAGCAGTTGGCGTAGCAGTTCTCTTAGCACCCGGCTTCATAACAGATTTCGCAGACTTAGTTTTTACCTGAGCCTTTGACTTGCCTGAAATAATATCCTGATACCTCTGAGCGTCTAGCAAGACTTTAATAGCTCTTGCATCAGTTATATTTGAAATTTCATTATCGGTATAACCGTAATGATTTGTTCCAGTTGTTACCAAACGTTCTCTTAATTTGCCGGCTTTAGTAGCATCAGCAAACGCTGGAATTTCCTTTTGAAGGATTTGCATTTGTTCGTGTAAATAAGCCTTATGTGCATTTTCTTGAGCCGCACTACTTTTCTGTGCAACTTGTTGAAGTTGTGCCATTTGGTTATTGTACGCCGCACTAGCTTCCTCAAATTCAATGTTCTTTTGCATGTACCCTATTGGGTCTGCATCAAACTCTTCTTTTGAAGGTTTAACCGGTGGAGCTTGCATACCATTCTGTTGGATTTGGTTATATAACTGAGCTATTTGCTCTCGTTCGTTATTTAAGGCTGTGTAAACTGCTTCAGCTTCTTTCTTTTGTGCCGCCGCATCTTGCATACCTTTTTGGACGTACTTTTGTCCACCATAGTCGCGCTTTAAGTCCTCTAGAGTTACTTCCATATCCTGTCCATCCATCTTGACAGTATGTGTAGAAGGCTCACTAGGACTGGCATCCTCTATTAGGTCATCGTCATCCTCAGTATCAGAAGCTTCAATTTCAACTTCTTCCTCTGTGTTATCATCTTCCAAGTCAATATCAGTATCTATATCAGTATCAGCAGACGCATCTATATCGTCTGTTATCTGAGATTCATCTACATTTTCTTCTATTGTCTCTTCAGGCATAATAATGCTTGATACAGCACTATCTATGTCGGTTATATTTTCAGTCGTTGATTCACTCACGGTGCTGATTCTCCTTTATTTTGTTTATGATTGTACATTACCTCATCTGTTTTAACAGAGTCGAAATAATCATCAATCTTTCTAAGCGCACATATCATATCGTGTGCTTCCTCACGCTGTTCTAAACTAGAATCAGCATCTACAAAAACAGCAATTTGCTGTTCATTGATTTCTTTTAAGGCTAATTGAAACGTATCATCAGCCTGTAATGTTCGCATCTTAGCACCTTTTTCAACTACATGCACTAGAATCGTCCTCCTTCTACTGCTTGTGCTGGAGACTCATCAGGGTATCTAGCTTTTTGTTGTGCTTCTTTAATTTTTGCTGTATCTACAGATGTACCGTATTTACCAAGAATTTCAGCCGCTTTTATAATTAGTTGCTGGTCTAGTTCATCACGCTCTCTATCATCTACTGCAAGAGCCTTCTGAGCCTCTATCTGCATTTTCATCATATCCATTTCAGCTTTCTTATCCGCTTTGTATTGTTCAGCTTGAACTAGCGCATCTGCTTCGGATAATTCAGGATTCTCTGAAGCCGCTTGTTGTTGCTGTTGTACTAACTGTGCTTCAATTTCAGGTGTAAGAGGACTAAAGTATCTATCAACATTGCGAACGCCTTGTAAAGCTAACATATCACCAAGTGTATTTCTAATACCAGTCATAGTTACCATGCCATTGCCACTACCGTATTGAGTCCAAATTTGCATTTGCATTTGTAAAGCTTGAGTAAGTGCCGCATGACGTTCACCTTCTTGACCAGTACCTACACCTACATTAACTGTCATGTCCATGCCTGTATTCCATACTCTAGGGTCAATAGGTTGAAATTGTCCGTTTAAACGCATCATAGTCTCTTCACAGCTATTTTCTACTAAAAGCTCTAGCATTAACTTAAATAAACGTTTCATGCCGCCCTCGGCAATATTTCGAGCCATTACTTCAATCTGTGCTGAACCTTGTTGAGCCTGTAATCTTGCGGCTGTAGCTGAAGTATTCTGTAGAGCGTCAGGGTCTAATCCCATAGAAGCTTTTGTTACTCCAGTTTTGCCTTCAATAGCCATGTCTAAGTATTGCATTGCTGTTAAAACTTGACCAGCTACAAATGGTGTTGCAATATCTACTAAAGCGGCTGGAGATTTCATTCTCACTAATCCGCCTATCTCATTGTTCATTAAATCGTCTACATTAACCTGTCCTTGTACATAACCCTGTCTAGGAGAGTTTGTTAACGCTACGTTGTCCATCATTCCTCTAAGCATCGCTGTAGAAGAGTCTTGGTCATTCATAATTAAGTCTGCAACACTTCTACCAAAGAATGTGTGTGGTTCAGGGTCTATTTCAAATATTGCAAATGGCACTTCACCGTAAGGTTCACACTCTAATACTTCGTTTTCACCACCAGCCATTAAAATTCTGTACATCATAGCAATGCCTGTACCTTCTTTATCAATCTTCATGTACGCTTCAGTAACTTGTACTTGTTTCATTGAAACATCTGAAATGTTCTCTTCGTCTTCTTGTTCGTAACCCATGCGTTCAAATTGTTCTGTGTCTGTGTATGTACTGTCAGAGCTTAATCCGGATAATTCAGATACTTGCTCAAAGTCATACCCCATTGACACTAAATCACTTACACGCATCTCAGTCTTGTGCGCTACTATATAAGCATCTGTTACACTCTTTGCGTTTCTATCTACAAGAAACTCTTCAGGTGGCACGCCTTCAATTTTTAGCTCACCTTGTTTTTTTGAATAACTTACTTTTAAAGAATGCTTTTCTTGTTCAATTTGCATGCCTGTTTCGTCAGTCATCATTCCCATTTCAGTAGAATGCTCAATAACTTCTACATTATCTTCATTAACAATTGCTGATAATTCTTCTTCTGTTACATTAGTATATGAGCGTATTTCTGCGTCAGTTGTGTCTTCCCACCAAATCTTTAAAACACCTGTTTTCTTGACTAAGGCATCATGTATTGCATCATTTAAAAGTTTATAGCCATCTAGTTGTTGAAACTTCCAATGAGCGTATTTAGTTGCTTGTTCTGCATTACTAACATCTTCTTGGTTAGTTGGAACAAACTCTACAGGGTTCTCTGAAGACAAAAACACACGCATTAGACTTGGCTTGATTGCTCTTATTGTGTCTCTTACTTTTGTAGCAACAATCTTAGAGCGACCATCTTCTTGACCTATGTCAACTTCACCCTCAAAATAACGCTGAGATTTAATACGGTCTTGAGATATTTCGCTTTCAATAAAAGAAGTTGCACCACTTAACGCGTCTGATACTATGTCTTGAACTTCATCATCTGTCATTTTTTTAAGCTTCATTGTGCTAATGCCTCTGTCTGATTAATTATGTAGGTAGGTTCTTTATTATAAGTGTCTCGAATCTCTCTACCCTTTGTTGCCGCACCAGTTATAAAT